GTTCTTAAAAAAGATAAACGTATCGGTGACACTCATTATGATGTTCCTGGACCGGATACTAAATTTGGTTACGGCGGAGCATGTTTTCCCAAAGATGTATCTGCCATATTGGCTTCAGCCGAAGCCGCTGGTATCGACATGAGCTTGCTAAAACACCAAGTCGAAGTAAATGAACAACTACGAGCCATAGATACAAGTCCGCCAAAACCAACACCTCCACCAGTAAGACAACGTGCCAATATTGCCAGACGAGTTGCACCAACTCGAGGCAAATAAGGTTGACTTTGTCAAGAAAAAACTATACAATGTATATAAATAAATTTGTAACACAACGGTTACAACTTTCAAAAATCAAATCCGCGTAAGGAAGGATATCAAAATGTCATATAACAAAACAAAATGCGACCCTGAATTGGGTCAGCGAGTTCATCAACATTTAGTAGCTATGGGGGTAGAAACTCCCATGGACGACAGTGTTACAAACATGGATCGTAAAGATAAAATTGAAATTATCGAGGGCGCCATGAACATCATCATGAAAACGCTGGGCTTGGATCTATCAGACGACAGTCTTATCGAAACACCCAAGCGTGTGGCCAAGATGTATGTTAACGAAATCTTCTGGGGCTTGGACTATGAAGCATTTCCCAAATGTACAACTGTAGATAACAAAATGAAGTATGATGAAATGGTAGTTGAACGCAACGTCAACGTACAAAGTAATTGCGAACATCACTTTGTAGTCATCGACGGTGTTGCTACAGTGGCATACATTCCTAATCAAAAGGTATTAGGCCTTAGTAAGATCAATCGTATTGTAGAATACTTTAGCAAGCGTCCACAGATTCAAGAACGTCTAACTGAACAAGTATTTCATGCACTGAGTTTTATTCTTGAAACAGAAAACGTGGCCGTGGTCGTTGATGCACAACATTACTGTGTTAAGAGTCGTGGCGTAGAAGATGTTGGTTCCAGTACAGTGACCAGTAAACTGGGTGGCTGTTTTAAAAACGAGCCAGCTGTTCGTGCAGAGTTCATGAACATTGTAAACAACTGCAAAAGAGTATAATGGCTACACAGCCTTATGTTGTTGGTTCTGCTATACCGGCAAACAGCTATATGGTTTCCAATGGTAATGGAAACCTTGCCTGGAGTAACACTGTCAATAGCAGTGCCATGCAGATCAACGGCAATAGTGGACCTGTATTGACATTTGGCCAGGACGGAATCATAACAACGCCCGGCGGTGCATTTCACGTGGATGAATGGACTGACACTATTAAAATTGTTAGACTGTTAGTTTGCACCATGGCTGAAGACGACGAAGTATGTGCCAAGTATCCTTTTATTAGAGAATACGCACACGAATGGATGATGAAAGGACTTAAAGGATGATATTAGATTGGATTTTAGCCATTGGTTTGATAGTGGCTATTTTATACCTACTGAATAAAATTGATGTACCCAGTGCATGTAATGGCAACTGTAACCAAGGACGCAATTGCGATTGTGCTAAACAATATGAATAAAACATACTACTCCTGGCATCAATTTGACAAAGATATTGTTAACTTGGCAAGACAAATTTACAACAGTAAGTGGCGTCCAGATTACATTGTGGGTATTACTCGCGGAGGTTTGCCTGCGGCAGTTAGCCTTAGTAATTTTTTAAAAGTACCCATGCACTCACTCGGTGTTCAATTAAGAGATGGTGGCGATGACGGTTGCGAAAGTAATCTTTGGATGGCAGAAGATGCCTACGGGCATGTTGCTGATGCACAAGGACACGGCTACAGTGATAGCAAAGCACGAAAAAATATTCTGATAGTTGACGACATCAATGATACTGGTGCCACATTAAACTGGATTACAGAAGATTGGCCCAGCGGATGTTTTCCCAATGACTTGCAGTGGCAAGGTATTTGGAATAAAAATGTTAGGTTTGCCACGCTGTGGGATAATCCGGCCAGCAAATCTAAATATGTTGTAGATTATTGTTGCAATACAAAACCAGAGGATACATGGATCGTATTTCCCTGGGAAGAAACATTTGTAGGAATTTAATATGAAAAAGAAATCAACAAAGAAAAACCCTGAGCTTGTAGTCAAGCTTGATGTGGATCATTTTGTCATGGAAGATTATCCGTGGCGAGATCCTATTAAAGAAAATGAACTCATGTACATTTTTAGAGACGGCTTTCCTGTTACAGAGTTAGGACACTTTTTGTTTGTACCAAAAACTAACGACATGGATAATATCGCAGCCTGTCTAATTGCCGCAACTAAACAAGGTGCTTCGTTTGTAGAAGAAGAATATTGTGAAGGTTTTAATATTGGCATGAACTATGGTGCCAGTGCAGGACAAACAGTGGATTGGCCGCATGTACATTTAATTTTACGCAGTGCCGGAGATTGTGCCAATCCAAAAGGCGGAGTGCGTAATGTAATACCTGGCAAAGGCGATTACACATCAAATGAAAACACAACAACTGATTTTTCTTAATTTTTGGGAATCTAAACAATTAGAATATTGGTTATCCGACAATTTTCCAGATTGTCGGATACGTTGTTTGTATGATACTTGGAGTGATCCGGAACAAGAAGAATGGTATGCTATAGATGGTGATATCCCACTTGACATGGAATGCCTTCTGAAGTTAAAATATGGAAATAAATTAAAAGGCTCTAATGCAGGAATAAGATATGGACAAAATTAAAATAAGTGAAATTTTTTACAGCGCACAAGGCGAAGGTAGATACATTGGTGTTCCCAGTGTGTTCTTGCGTACATTTGGATGTAATTTTAAATGCCCCGGCTTTGGCCTGCCAAAAGGCGAGAAAACAACTGACCCCGACGACCTTGCCAATGTTGTACACTTTTTTAGTAGTTTTGAAGAGTTGCCATTGGCACATACAGGCTGTGACAGCTATGCAAGTTGGCATCCAGCATTCAAGCATCTAAGTCCAAACTATACTGTTGACGAAACTATAGATAAATTATTGGCACTTACTCCCAATAATCGCTGGAGACAAAACAATGGCAATGACGTGCATTTGGTCATCACTGGCGGAGAACCTTTATTAGGATGGCAACAATTATATCCAGAACTGTTGAGTAACAGTCGCATGGAAGATTTAAAACATCTTACATTTGAAACCAATGGCACTCAAATAGTACGTGACGACTTACAAACTTATTTGTTTGAAGAATACACACGTTTTGGCCGAGACTATGATGATCTTACATTTAGTGTAAGTCCAAAGTTAAGTGCCAGTGGTGAAGCTTGGGCAGATGCAGTTAAACCTGAAGTGGTGGTAGACTATCAAAGATTAGGTTATGTTTATTTAAAATTTGTTGTGTCCACATTGGAAGACTTTGATGAAGTAGATCAAGCTGTTAGTGAGTATCGTGCCGCAGGCTTTGGCGGACAAGTTTATGTAATGCCAGTAGGTGGCACAGATGAAAGTTATTTTGCCAACATCAGACAAGTGGCCGATGAAGCATTAAAAAGAGGCTATCGATATAGTCCGCGACTACATGTAGACATATGGTCAAACGGATGGGGAAAATAATATGACACAAGATCAAATTTTAGTGGCCTGCGGAGCATGGGCAGTGATAGTAGGAGTTTGTTATACTCACAGCGGTTGGCGCAATGTGCGTAATTGCTATGGTATGTGGTTTACTAAAGAATATTGGACTGCTTACAATACCGTAGAGTTTGCCAGTTGGTTAGCTAAGGCAATTATTATCATTCCAGGCTTAGTATTTGGTATTCAAATTTGGCAATTGTATTATCTAACATTGCTAACCAGTGTAACATTAATTTGGGCAAGCCGCATAAAAGCACTGCCAACATTAGTAGGCTTTAACACCATGTGGGTATGGTTAAGCTTAATGGTACTATCACAACATTGGATCTAATAACATTATGGAAATTCAACCTAAAGATACAAGCAAGGGACATTTTTATGTTAGCATTGCAAAAAGTGCTGTACGTATTGCCGCTGGCGCCGCTCTTATCATGGGATCGCTTGCTACATGTGGATGGCTAATTATATTGGCAGAAATTTTAGGTATTGTTGAGGAAATTGTTTAATATGGAACCACAAACTCCAGCTGTAGGAATTTTAAAACGAAACGATTGGGGCAACTCGATAACCTATCAAGTAGTTTGCCAATGTGGTGATAGTAACCACGACCACAATGTTTGGATTGAAGCTGAAGACACTGGTGTTTCGGTAATTACATATACACAACAAAAAAGCAAATGGTGGGAACTAAATCGTTGGCAAAAGATATGGACGTTGTTGACTCGGGGCTATATTGAATATGAAGCCAGCATTGTTATGAGCGAGCAACAGACTGTTAACTATGCCAACACATTGTTAACCGCCATTGAAGATGTAAAGAAATTTAAGGAAAATCATGCAAAATCCGTTTAAAAACTTATTTGGCAAAAAGCCAACAGAAGTTACAAAAGAACCAAAGCCAAAAAAAGTCAGTCCCAAAGACAGCAACGAGCCTTGGGTCAATGTTATCAATACCAATTTTGATCAAGGTAATCCAAATCAAGGTTTTATGGAATTGGATTGGAACCCAGCCTTTATTGCATTCTTAAAAGAACATGGCTATACAGGTGCCAATGATGAAGAAATTGTGGACAAATGGTTTACCGATTTGTGCAAAAATATTGGACAGCAATTGGACGAAGAATCAAAGTTTGTGGCCAATTCAGACATCCTGCCCAAAAAGCGCAAGAAGTCTTGACTTTAAAGTCAATAGGCTATACAATACATTATGTCAACAAAACCAAACTGGGACTTAGCTGTTAACTGGGTAGGAGATAGTCATATATTACTGACTATGGAACGAGCCGATGACAGCGACACTAAGAACGAAACTCTTTTAACTGTAAAAGAATATGCAGAATTTATGCAACTATTGCAAGAATTTAATTTACAGTTTAGAGATCGTATTGATCAACAACTTATCAACAGCTACCTGAATGGATAAAATGTATTTACTCGTAGATGCCGCCAACATGTTTTTTCGTGCAAGACATGTGGTACGCGGTGAAGATGCCGAAACAAAAGTAGGCATGGCCTATCATATCATGTTCAACAGTATTGCCAAAGTATGGCGTGATTTTAAAGGCAGTCATGTTGTGATCTGTCTCGAAGGTCGCTCTTGGCGTAAAGATGTTGACACTAACTATAAAGCCAATCGTGCCGCCGCTCGCGCCGCACTAAGTCCTAAAGAAGCAGAAGAAGATAAACTGTTTTGGGAAGCCTTTGATCAATTTAAAGACTATATGAGCAGTAAAACTAACTGTACAGTATTGCAACATGGCCGATGCGAAGCAGATGATTTTATTGCACGATGGATTCAAAATCATACGGAAGATCAACATGTGATTGTCAGCAGTGACAGCGATTTTTATCAATTACTGGCACCCAATGTTCGCCAATATAATGGTATTACTAAACAGTTAATTACTGTTGACGGTATCTATGACGACAAAAATAAACGTGTTAAAGATAAAAAGACCAAAGAAGAATTGGCTCCGCCCAATCCACAATGGTTGCTGTTTGAGAAATGTATACGTGGCGACAGCAGTGACAATGTGTTCAGTGCTTATCCAGGTGTGCGTGAAAAAGGCACAAAGAACAAAGTAGGCCTGCGTGAAGCATTTGCTGATAGAGATACCAAAGGATACAATTGGAATAATATGATGCTTCAACGTTGGGTTGACCATGAAGGCGTCGAACACAGAGTCCGCGATCGCTATCTTGCCAATTTACAGTTAATTGACTTGACACAGCAACCAGAAGATATTAAACTTGCATTAGACGAAACAATTAGTACAGCAGTTACTAAAGACCGTGTGCCGCAAGTAGGCATGCATTTTGTTAAGTTTTGTAGTAAATGGAATCTTGTGGCAGTCGCTGACAAGATGACTGAACATGGCGAATACCTGGGAGCAACATATAAATGATTTTGGCAAAAAGTGTTATTAAAGATAAGTTTTGGATCTTAGAAGAAAACTCCAAGCGTGTAGGCATGATGAACTTTAAAGACGATAGCTACTCTATCAATCTCAATCGTAACGACTATGTTATTACTAACACAACTGAGCTTAAAAATCTAGGCATTGAATTTGTTGTTAGAGATTATACACATGGCGGACATTTAGAAGTCATGGGCTACCCAACAGATCAAGAAAAAGTTTTTAACGTAAAAGATGTCGACGGCTATCCTGTTTTTACAAAAAAAGAATCCAGTAAGAGTTTGCATGTAGCAGGATGGTATGGCTTGAAATTTAAGAATGGTTGGGTATGCAGTTTATGTCCACGTCTTACTACTATACAAACTAATGTACATGTTGGTCCATTTAGAACTAAGATGGATCTTAAAGTAGTCTTGGGTCAGAAAAAAGATGCAACAATACTCGACGATTAAGCAGTTTAGTGCATTAGTTAGTCAAGCTAACAATCTGGGCATTAGTGAAATCAAATTAGACAGAGCTAAAGCAGTAAATTTGTTATCAGAAATTAATATACTACTGGCTGATGTATTAGAAGTATCCGGTCAACAAAAAACCACACAAATAGCCGCATTAAACGGCGGTTCTTTCACTAAAATTAAATAAGCTTTTAATTGTGTCTCTTGATAAATAATATTGGGAGATAACGATGGCCAGACCTAAACCGACGATACTATTAACTTATGTTGATCCGCAAACTTATAAAAGCGAAGAAGTACTTGAAGCCGAAGCAATTTATGCAGTTTTTTATAAAGATCAACCTTTTAACCTAAGAACATTCTTGAATAGTCTGCAAGATTATCCCGGTCCAAAATATAAAAAAGTTAGTTTTAGTAATTCAGGTCATGCTTTCAATCTCATGGAAAAATTAAACAAGTTGTTCAAGTGTAATGATTTTACTGTAGTTGAATTCAAAAAAGGAACTACTGTTAATGAATCAGACCTCATCAAACGAGCCGATAAGTAAGCAGGTATTCAAAGAAATTGAAACATCAGTTCAGCACGAATTAAACTTCTTTCAAATCTACAAAAACACAAAAGGAACCAGATTTACTGCACAAGGGTTTGACCTGGCACGAAGAATCTGGAAAACTTACCCTATCAAATTTCCCAAAGAATACAAGGTTCTTAACAAGACATTATTAATGTTAGATCAGCGTATGACATGGCCATACTATCTTAGCAAAAGACAGTTGGTTTTATTCAATGAAATGGACGCATTTGAATTTACACTTTACCAAGGCGATATAAATCTATGGAGCATCAAGGACTAAACTATCTATTAAAAACGTTTGGATTTGTCGTTGTTAAAAACGCAATCGATCCTGCGTTAATAGCCAAGATTGATGGCCGGCACGGGGATCTTTATCCCACAAGAGCACACGATGTCAATAAC